TTTCTTTTCTTCTTTCTCTATCTTTGCTAATAACTCTTGTCTTAAATCTTCTACTTTGTCATTAAACTCTTTTAGTAATTCCTCTTTATTCATTTTCTATCCTCCCAAACTAGGGTTAATTGCTTCAAAATAAAAATCAGTATATTCTATTTCTTCATTTTTTATCAACTCACCTTTTACAACAGTGATGTATTGTTCAAATTCCATACCACTCTCACTAGCATATATATTAAAATCAACATGATAATTTTTACTGTGCTCTACTAAAAGTTCTTGAACATCAATACCCCACGCTTGTTTAACTTCTAAAGTTAAATAACAATCTCCATCATCGTAAACGTTAAAAAATGATATTTCTTCACTTTCTATAAAAAATCTTCTAGAATTTTTCAAATGTAAGTATTCGCTAAACGATTTATTATATTTAAAACTACATTCCATTGAATCATCTATCATTTTTATGTCAATATATTCAGGCTCTGAAAGAATGCTTTTTAATTTAACTAATCTAATTTCATTTTCTATGAAATTTTTTAAATCCTTTTTCTCACCTCTAATTTTTAAATATCCTTCACACCAATTCGGCATTTTTAATCCTCCTCAATCCCTTTATTTATTTAAACTAACACATATATTCGCAACGCTCCAAACGGCTGTAAACAAATATATATCTTCTTTTTCGAAAACTTTTCCAAAAATTTTATATACTAACGCTACTAACAACATTAAGATTAACCATTCAAATATATATCCTAACATTTCAACAACTCCTTATTCTCGTAAATATTCCCAATTACTTCAATTTCTTTACATCTACTTTCATCAAGGAATAAATATCCTTTTCTATTCCCTATTGAAAAGATTTTATAGACTTCGCTTCTTTTAATTGTGTATATATCCTCATCATCTTTTACTATATCCCCACTGTAGATATAATTTCCGTTTTTGTCTTTTGCTCCTGTGTTTTCTAGAAACTCCACTTCGTCATAATAGTAAAACTCGTAAAAACCATTGTCCTCACTAACCCATACTCTATCGTCCACAAAACAAATTTCATCAACTATAGACACTTTCTTTTTACTCTTAACAAATACTCTTGGTTGTAACATTCTAAAAACTCCTTATCTTAATTTTATTTATAAGGCTTGAATTGTTTTTCAAAACAAGCCTTATTAACACTACTTGTTACCCACGAATATTAATAACACTTTTTTATTCTCGTGAATGCTGTCTAATACTTTAACTTCTAACACTTTTTCATTTGCTGCATCCAGTCCAATCTCATCAATATTACTATCTTGCACAAACTCGTTGATATCATTTGCAAGCATTCCCTCTGTTGTTTCTATTTGTACTACTTTCTTTAAGTTTTCTAACATTAATTTCTCCTTTGTTTTTGATTTTATTGATTTTTATTGAAAATGTTAAAGACCTAAGTTTAACAATTCAGTTAAACATTCTTCTTTTTCTTCTCTCTTCAAACTCTTAAATATTTCAATTATATCTTTAATAACTTCTTGTCCGCTGCCTTGTAAAAGCTGTGATACTTCAATCCCTCCTTTCATGGCAATCTGTTTCAAGCGTTTTTTATTTGGTGTATGATAACCTTTCTCCCAACGATACACATCAGACTTACTAGCGTTAAATAACTCTCCGAACTTTTCAAGAGTTAATCCTAGATTAATTCTAATGTCATGAATCTTCTTACCTACTATTTTCTTTTGTACCTCTTTTAAACTCTTATCTTTCATTGTTTAATACTCCTTATCTTTGTTATATCTCTCTAATACTGTATTAAATATCTCTCTAACTAGTTTTAATGGAATGTTTGAACGCTCGTTATAATCGTTTGAAAAATCATGCCATTTTACTTTACTTGGTATGTTTTCAGTTTTTAACTTTAAATCAAGATTACTTTTAAATTTTGTAGGTTTCTTAACCGGATAATCGTAATTGTTGTAAAATGTCTTGTTCTCGTATTCAATTTCAAAACCTAGTATCTTTTCTATATATTCCCATATCTTGCTAGATGCTGGATTCTCTATGATGTAATATTTAGGCTTGTATCTTTTAATAATCTCTATCAAGTTATAAGTGCATAACTCTCCATTAATTCTTTTTATAAATTGTCTTTCTGGATAATATTGAGATTTGTTATAGTCTTTATAATCTCTTATAGTGAATTTTGATAACGGTACTCTTGGCTTAAAAAAGCTATCTTTTGTTTCTTCTTGTTTCCAACATGCATTCCCCCCCCACATAGAACTAGCTACAGACCAACTCTCACAAGGAGGACTAGCTATTATTAAATCTGGTGTAGGTAGTTTATCTAGCTCTTTATATATAGGGTTATTTTTTGAAACATAATCGTAACTAGCTAAGTTTAAATTAATAAAATGTGTATTCTTGTTTTGTACATCTAATCCAACACTATATATCTCTATATCTTCTATAGTGTCTGCTACTTGTTTATAGCAACCATTACCACTATCAAACAAAGCCCATACTATCATCTTTTCTTTATTCAACTAATCCCCTCCTTTTCTATTACCTTTTGTAACTCATATACACTTACACCTGTTACCCTGCTAATCTTTTTCCATGTGCTGTATCGTTGTCTTACGATTCCCTCTCTAGCTTCTTGTATAGTCTTTCTATGAAGTCCAGTTAACCTAGCTAACTCTACATTAGTTATTTTATTTTTCTTCATAAACTCATCAAGTTTAGTTCTTTTCATTTTCTTTGATTTTCTTTCTAATAAGTTCTAAAACTTCTGCAGGTGTTTCTTCTACACATGTGCAATCTTCATCACCAAAATATATTGAAGTATTTTCTTTTTGATAATGTATTTCTTGAATTTTATTTATATTTATATATATTTCTCCGCCCTGTACTCCAGTTGTTGATATAAACGGCGTCCCCGCTGCAACATCTTCTACAACCTCTTTATTAGCTATTTCTGGCTGTTCTATGGCTTCCTCTTTATCTTCTTTTACGATTCCCTCGTAAAACTCTTTAATTTTGTTATAATACTTCATAGATGGCTTGTTATCGCCCTTTTCCCATTTGTAAACTGTTTGCGCATCTACTCCTAGATTATTTGCTAGCATAGATGAGTTTAAATTGTAATGCTCCTTAATTGTTCTTATCATTTCTTCAACTCTAATCACTGGTTTTAACATCCTTTCTTCTTTTGATTTTTTTATTTTTTCAATGTTGTTAAATGTTGTGAATAAATTATCCTCTGAATACGATTTTGTCATCTTCATCTTTCTCCTCTTTATCTTCTTTAACTTCTTCAAAGAAATGTATTTCTAGCAATTCTACTTCCGTTCTATCGTTTTCAAATAACTCTAGTGGCACTGTTATTTGTCCGTAAGTTCTACTACGTACTCCTTCTTTGTCTAGTCGATATAGTTTATCATTGTATCTAAAATGTATTACTTCTATGTCTGTAAAAGTTGGTGCTATTTCTTTTCCTGTTACCATCCTTTTAATTTGCCAAAACTCTTTTTTCATTTTATTTACCTCTTTCTTTATCAAACCTATGTTCTTGCAACCATTTAGCAAACTCTTTCTTTTGTGCTAATAGGTCGAATCCTGTTTCATCGTATATAGCCTCCGCTATATCATTAGTTGTAAATCTTTCTAAGTGAAAATCCTTGAATATCTCGTACATCTCATTATAGAACTCCTCAAGCCTTTTCTTTCCGTAACCTCTATTTCTTAATGTTAGTAATGGTATTCCTAGCAATTTCACAAACAAGCCTTGATATACTAAGTCCTCCATCTCTTTCTCTTTTCGCATTAATTCTTCTTCCATCCGTCTAACTTCTGGCTCTAGTTTTTTTATTGCATCATTTCTAACTATATTTGTAAAAGCTGTAGGATTCGCAAGAACTAGATTTGACTTTCTAAACTTCTTATTTCCTCCCTTTTTCTTCTTCTTACTTTTTGCCATTTACTAACTCCTCTATCTCTTTATTTAACTCATTATCTATTGTTTCTACTTCTTTAATCTGGATAATTAAACCTGTGTGTTCGTGCATTCTCTTTTTTAAATGCATATCAGTAATTAAATTATCGTCTTTGAAATAACCTAGCTTTGTCATTATATCTTGTATTGTTTTTTGTAAATTGTCTAAGTCTGGTCTAGTATCTTTTACTTGTCCGTTTTTAGCTTTTTTTGTTAAGGGAAACAACCACGTTACATACAACTCAACAGGTTTACTATATGGCTCTCTTGGTTGTCTCCCGCTTAACGCTCTTATTAACAAATACTCTGAATATTTAACTTTTGTAGGTTTGTAAAATGTCTTTGTCTTTGTAGAAAATTTCTTTTGTTGTGCTGTAGTCTTTGGTACTTCATCCATACTTACGAAAAATTTCAATTTATTCATCTCTCCTAATCTTCTAACCAATTATAGTTAAATTCATAATTTTTAGATTTTGTAGAATTGTACAAACTTGCGATTACATAGTTTTCAAAAATATTAATTTTTTTAGTTTTTAAGATTTGCTCCGTACAGTAATTTATATTTTGTTCAGTTAAGCTGTTTAAACGCTCTTTAATGCTTGCTACGTCTACTCTAGCGTTGTTTATGTTATAGCTTTTGCTATCGTCTGTAGCTTGTATATTAGCTATAACTTGCTTTACGTCTTGCTTTATAGCTTTAAACCAAAAATCATATAAATTTATATCTAGCTTTAACTTAACTTTATCAAGCATTATATTATTACTAAGTACTTGTTTGATAAAGTTATTATAATTATTATATATATTAATCTTATAATTAATCTTATTTATGGTTGGTGCATTTTGCCCTAACGGTTGGTGCAAATTGCCCTTACCTAGTTGGTGCATTTTGCCTTGTGAGTTGGTGCATTTTGCCCTAACCTCTGTTTCATTCTTTATTTTTGAGGTTGGTGCATTTTGCCCTAACTCTGAATTTTTTATTTGATTTTCAGTTTTATCTTTTTTTATCTCTTTAATATTAATATTTTTATCTGTTTTAAGGTTATAAACTTCATCTATTTTTTGGTAATTCACTCTATATAATTTTCCGTTTTTGTGTTTTTGTGTAATTATGTAACCGTCTTTTTCAAGTTTGACTAATGCTCTTTTTAGAGTGTCGACTCCAAAACAAAACTTAAAATCTCTTTCAAACATTTGATTTACTGAACTGAACAACCAGTATTCATTGTCTATATACATCTCATTCTTTTTCTTGTTAATTGTCGTCCAGTAGTCAATCTGTTGTAATATTAAAGCTTCGTTTACCTTCCCTTTTCCTAACACTTCTAACAACTGTAAGTTCAGTAATAATACCTTTGATTCTTTATTGTTAAATACATCTGACATATTCTATTCATTTGTAAATGGATTCTGAACTGTTTTAAAATCAAAGTCATTAGGGTTAAAATCTTGTCCGAAGTTATCAAATACTGTATTATTATTTCTTAATCCCGTGTTGTTGAAGTTCATTCCTTGTTGTTGATGTTGTTGATTGATTACATCTATCGCATTAGGTTGTTGGTTGAAGTTGTTGAAATTATTATTTGTTGGTTGTTGTTGTTGCTGCCCTTGATTTCTTGTATCTAAAAATTGAATGTTGTTAGCAATTACTTCTGTTCTATATATCGTGTTCCCGTCTTTGCCTTGAAAGTTGCTAACTTGAATACTACCTACAACTGCTATTAAACTTCCTTTACCACAATATCTAGCTAAGTTCTCCGCTTGTTTATTAAAAGTCTTGCAACTTATAAAATCTGCTTGTTGCTGCCCATCTTGTCCTTTGAAAGCTCTATTTACTGCTAAAGTAAAGTTTGTATATGCTTTTCCGCTTTCTGACATTCTTAAATCTATATCTTTTGTTATTCTTCCTACTAATACTACATTGTTAATCATTGAGTTTTATCTCCTTTATTTTTTCTATAATTTTTAATACTTCTTCTTTTGTAAATAGTTCTATTTCAACTTTCTTTCCTATACTTTTTTTAGGTAGCCATAATACGTAGCCTTTATAATTGTTGTAATTAGATTCATCATAAGCTATTAAATAAAGCGATAACTGATACTTTAAATACTCTTTATTTAGCTTTGATGTAGTCTTTACATCATATATTATGTTGTCCCCTACTCCGTCTACACGTCCGCAGTATATATCTTTGTAAAGAACAAACATTTCTTTATCTAATGTTTCAAAGTCTTTTATCTTTTTATATTGCTTAATTGCGTTTTCTTCGTAAACGTTGTTTGTTTGCCATTCTATCCCATCTTCTAAGCTCTCTATTAGGAAATGTACTCTAGTTCCATAATCTCCAGCTTGTTTTAAAATGTTGTAAGGCACTCCCTCGTATTGCTCTCCTAATAAGTGCTTTATACATTGAGTAACGCTTAACAGTTTCTTATCATCTAAATAATAAGTGTGTGTTACTTCATCGAATTTAAAGTTGTAATTTGATGTTGACATTTTCTTGAATCTCCGTTTCTTTTACATACTGTTCATATAAAAACGGGTTGTCTGCTTTAAAATCTTTACTGTTAAATGATTTTCTAAAGTAAGCTGGTTTGATAATAACTTTAGCTGTATCATTTTCAAACTTATCTAAATTATCAGTTTTCATTTTTAATAATATTTCTTGTCTAACTTCTTCTTTTTCAATATTTAGCATATCTATTTTTTCGTTTATTTCTTTATACTTTGACAAAAGTTTTTCCATAATTCCTCAAGCTCCTTATCTGGTATTTCTTCTAGTGATTCAACACTTAAGTTCTTTTTCTTCAACCAACCATCTATTTGACTTAATTCAACTTTGTGAGTATGCATCGTTGAAAGTGCTTCGTTTCGGTTGAATTTAGTAGCAACTTTAACCGCCTGTGGTGTAGGTTGATAATTCTGTATATTTTGTTCTAACACATCACTCTCTGCTATCTCCAGTGCGTTCATATATAGGTATCTTTTGCTATATGTGATGATACCTCCTATTGTTTGCATATTAGCTCCTACAGTTGTTTGACTTGGTATTGTGTACTGAACTTTTTCATTTGTGTCTAAGTCAGTAAATGTTATCTTTGCGCTATCCTTATATAAGGTAAAATGCGGATATAATTTCAAACTATCAAATATTTCATTTGCTAATGGTAAAAAGTCAGATAGTTCAAAATATTTTTGATTCGTGTACTTGTTGAATCCAGTTTTTTTAATTTTCTTTTTTTGTAATAATACTCTTGCTTGTAAAAGTTTTTTCATTATTATTACTTCCTCCTTAAATATTCTGTAAAACTCTCTATTATTTCTAATTCTTCTTTTTCGTTTAAACTTGTAAATGCGCTTTCTACTTCTATATTTTCTGTATATGAATCAGAGAATTTGCAAATTGTAGAAATGATATAATCGTCATCTAGTTCTTTTAATTTATCTAGTACTATTTCTTGGTTTCGATTCAGTTTATTTAGCTTGTTAAATGTTCGAATACTCTTCGATTCTATTAACTCGTCTATATCATCTCTTTTTACTTCTAGCAGCCTTACATCTTGCTTACACTCTTTTAATAGCTCTATCGCTATATTTAAGTTGTCTTTAGCTGCTTTTAGTTTGTTTACCTCCATTATTCCTCCTATTGACTTTTTATTTAATTTAATTTAAAATGTAGTTAAGTATATTTTTTAAGTGGCTGTTTTTTAACAGCTGCTTTTTTTATTTGTTTTCTTCTGCAAATTTTAATATTTGTTTTACAGAATCAATTGCAACTTCTCCTACTAAGTTGTTTATAATTTTTTCGATTCGTTCCATTTGTTCTACTGTAAGTCTATGTTTCATATCCATAGCTAACCCTCTTATATCCATTGCTAACATTAAATTTAATTGACTTTCTGTAGCTGCGCCGTTCATAATTTCAGTATAAAAATCTACTATTTCTTTATTTATTTTCATTCTTTAAACCTCTCTATTTTTCTTTAACAAAACTTCCGTCTATCATTTCCCCAGTTCTTTTTGAAATGGTATTATAAGCTGTCTCTATGCAGTCTGTAAGCTCTAGTTTGTACTCTTTCGCTAAGAAGTCTAAGAACTCAATGTATTTAGCTAGTTTTAAATCTAAGTTGTAA